AAGGTTTTCTTCTTTCCTGAATTCAGGTAAATTAGAAAATTTAGAATGGATGTTTAATGATGAAGAATCTATACTAATTGGATTGGAGAATTTTTAATGGCTATTAATAAACCACAGCCCAACTGGGGTGATAATATGATTGTGACTGGTACAGGTTTACAACCATTTTCAAATGGTGGGACTCTCAGTATCAATACTGCAATGAATACAGGCACTGTTGCAGCAAGTGGATCTTATACTACAAATACCATAAGTGTACAAAAACCTGTAGATGAAGTTTTAGATCAATTTGATATGAATGAAGTTGTCGTTGAACATAAAGTTACAACATTTGAACTTGCCAAATTGAAAGAAACTGTAGACTACCACGACATCATTAAACAAAATTTGTCTAAGAAGATTTCTGAAAGTATAATTAACAAAGCAAGATTCACGAAGAAGCAAGATCTTGACTCAGATACTATATCTTTTCGTGGAAGAGTATGGGTATTTAATAAAGAAGAATTGATGGATTTAATAAAGGAAGTCAGAAATGTTTGATAAATTTGGAGTAGTTGACGAGATTAGTGTTCAGTTGATTAGAAACCCCACTAAGACTAGAAAGATTATCGCAGTTGGTGGGCAACCTGGAACTGGTAAGACTACACTGTTTCGTAAATTTATGGAAAATAAACAGTGGATTGTAGGTGAACCAGCCAAGTTGGTATCAGCATCCTATAATACCGAACGAGATCTATACATCCTTGGTAAATATGATGAGGGTGAAACCTTTGCTGGAACAGATCGGCTTTCGATGGCAGTCCAACCAAACCTCCAAGAGTGGGTTAAGTCTAATAACTGCAATATCCTTTTCGAGGGAGATCGAGTCTTCAACCAGTCATTCCTAGAGTTTTGTATGGAGTTACCTAATACCGAATTGCAAGTGGTCTATTTGGCAGTCCCGAAACCTATGTTAGAACAGAGATACAAAAATAGGGGTTCTGACCAGTCTGAAACTTTCCTAAAGGGTCGGGAGACTAAATATAGTAATCTATTGTCAAACTTTGACTTGATGCCTTATATTACTGAGTTTGTAAACACTAACTTAGAGGAGCAGGGGAAAGTACTTGCGCACTTGGAGAAACAGTTTAGTTAAGCAAGAACTTTCTGGGAACTATGAACTTCCTAGAAAAAGCCAATTACGACTGGATGGAACTGCTCAACTTTTATGAGCGTCCATTCAGAGCTAAACTCACACCCTCAAAAGTCTGGATTGATCTAGATCGTTATAAGAACGATTCTGTCGGTCTTGCCAACTATGCTAAGAAGTGGCGCACCAAAGTCGAATGGCGTAAGGAAAAGTCTAAAGCAAAGTGGACTGAAACCTATGTAGGAATTGGTGGTGAATATGCTCCAGATGAGAGACAGATAACCATACAAATCTATACTGATAGGTTCAATTCATTCTCCTTTACAAATAAGTCTTGGACAGCATTTAAGATGAGATTTATTCAAACTCTCATGCACGAATTGATACACTTCATGCAGTACGAGAGAAGAGATGACTCATGGAGTAACTACGTTGTACCATATAAAAAGGTGGGTATAGCAAAGAAGGATGAACAGAGAGCATACCTCTCTGAGTTTGATGAGATACAAGCATATGCGCATTGTGTGTATCTAGATTTTAAGATGCGTAGACCCAGAGTAGAAATCAACATCCTGTTGAATCGTTATAAAAAGAAACGAGATTCGTCTACTCTTCACTTCTTCTTAAAGACGTTTGATTACGATTTAAGAAACAACATGGCCACTCGAAAGATCATAGATCAAATCGGTAAATGGGATCGTAAATACAACCGAATGACTTGACCTAAATAGTTGATTATTGTAAGATCAACTATATGGCATACAAATATCCTGAAATGGCTTTAACAGCCAAGAACATATCAGACTTTCTTAAGAAGAAAGGTGCTGGTGCTTCTGTAAAAACATCCAGATATCAGACTCAGATTAAGTCTGTAGAAGTAGCACATCCAGGAACTTTGGAAGATCTTCTAAAATCTTCTGGTATAAAAGGTAAGTTAAGTGACATTAGCGCAACAGATGAGAAGGCGATCTCTGGTAAGTACAAAGCAAAGTTACTGACACTTACTACAGCAATTGCTGATTGTAAGACTGGTGCCACTTGTTTCATTCTCAATACATTTACTGAGAAGGGTACTCTCAAGACTAAAGATCTAGCACCAGAGAAATTAAATTTAACTATTGCTTCTGGGTATACTGATATTGCTAAATTCGATAAGGCTGTGTATGCAGGTATCGATAATCTTAAAGTTGGAGCAGATATCAAAACTGTTTTAACAGAATTGTATAGATCTATTGTTGATAATAAAACCACTAAAGATAGTATCACAATGAATGCTGCTGCCAAGAAAGCAATGGTCTCAATTAAGCCACAAGATCGTCAAGCAATCGGTAAAGACTTTGGGGAAATTTTATCACTTCGTTGGTATCTAACCCAACCATTCGGTAAGGGTTATACAAAGTTTGGATTCTCTGTTATCAGTAATGAAGCATTGGTTGACTTTTATCTTGATAAAAAGGTTGGTAATAAATCTGTTCACGTAGATGTATCTGCTAAATTCGAAGCAGGTGCTGCTCCATCAATTGGTGCTATTGTTAATAACATCGGCAAAGTCTATAAGACACCAACAGCAGAAGAAAAGAAAGCCATCGGAGTTTTACAGGCTTTGGCTGGTGCTGATGATAATACTTCTACAAAAATTCTTAAAGCATTCGAGACTTTAAAGTTACCCTCTTACACTACTCTAAAATCTATAGTTGGTGCAAAGGGAGCATTCACTATTGCAGATGTATCTGCAGCTATACAGAAAATAGCAACTGCAAGTAAAACTCCAGCCAACAGAATCAAGATGTTCAATACAGAATATGCTCCGATGTACGAGTCCTTGGGTAAGAATGCTAGTCCAGATTCATTAGCTGTAGTCTTTAGCACTCCAACTTATAAAAAATACTATTCTTTAATCTTAGCCCCAATGGGATATGCTTTAGTCGAGTATATGAATAAGAATAAGATCTATCAAGAAATCTTAAATAACATTAGTAGAGAGATGAAGACTGAACAGGTCTATCTAAACTTCGTTGGCGACTCGATGACCTTCTCTAAGAAGTTGTTTTCTAACGCTGAATTTAAGTTTGCATATGGAGCCAATGCCAAGGATTCCGACAATACAGGTATAAAGTTCTCGATGAAACATTGAGGATTATAAATAAGATATAATACTATACAGATGGATTAAATGAAAGATTACAAACAATTATTAAAAGAACTCCCATCTAAAACGGTAGTTCTAGCCTGTGGTAAGTTTAACCCTCCAAACGTGGGTCATGAACTTATTGTAAAGGCTGTCAAAGCACTGGCTGAGCAACGTAGCGCAGACCACGTAATCTATGCATCCACTGTTAGCGATGCGAAAAAGAATCCACTATTAGTAGAAAAGAAACTTCAGTATTTGAATCTGATTTTTCCTAAGACCAACTTTGTCGAATCTGAAAAGAATTTGGTAGATATCGTTAAGAGTCTAAAAGAAAACTATTCAAATATTATTTTAGTGACTGGCGCAGAAGTTCCACGAGCACTAAAGAAGTATAATGTTACTGTTATCAATACTGGAGAAAGCGATCCAGACGAATCTGAAACTATTCGTTCATTCGCTTCCAAGGGATTGTATGAACAGTTTAAGAAAGCACTACCATCATCTATTAGAGATCTTGATAGTCGTAGATTAATGAATGACATAAGAACTGGTCTTGGTTTAGATATAATCAAAGAGCAGATCAATCTAGTTAAAGACGATATTCGTGAGATGTATCACTCAGGTGAAATCTTTAATGTCGGAGAAGTTGTTGAGTCTAATGGTAAGAAGTATGAGATTGTTAAGCGTGGTTCAAACCATCTACTATTAAAAGAAGACTCTGGTAAATTAGTATCTAAATGGATACAAGATGTTAAAATAATTACATTTAAAGAACATATAAAAAATGGATGAACTAAAAACAGCAATCAAAGTCCTGTTGGCAAATACAACAGTGATGTACTATAAGGCTCATCAATTTCATTGGAACATTGAGGGCATAGAGTTCACTCAATTCCATGAATTCTTTGGAGATCTGTATACTGATGTTTATAACTCAGTAGATCCAATTGGTGAACTGCTACGTAAGTTAGATGATTATGCTCCAGTCAGTTTAGATGACCTGTTTAAGTATAAAACATTACAGGAAGAGACTACCAGAGTAGAACTTCTTTCTGATATTCTGGCTAGTCTTATTAAAGCAAATGAGGAAGTCTTGGCTAGCCTAAATAAAGTGTTCACTATTGCAAATGCAGACAAACAACAAGGTATTTGTAATTTTATTGCGGATAGAATAGATACACACCAGAAGCATGCATGGTTCTTACGTGCTTCTGCTAAGAAAATAGGATAAAAAATGTTTTCATTTAAACAGCTAATAGAAGAAGCAAAGAAATCAGGATGCACCTGCTGGACTGGATATAAAAGAGTTCCAGGAACTAAACCATGCTCTGCTGATTCATGTATCAAAGAAAGCCAGCGTGGATTGTGGGACAACATCCATGCCAAACAAAAACGAATTAAAGCTGGTTCTGGCGAAAAGATGCGCAAGCCTGGAAGCGAAGGTGCTCCAACTGCAGCAGCATTGAAAGCATCGCAAACGAATGAAGCAAAAGATAATAAAGAGTATGGTTACGAAGGTGACATGGCACTAAATCAATTGGCAACGCTAACACGTTGTGCTGATATGATTAAAGATCTACTAAAGCCAGACACTGATTTGCCAGAGTGGGTTCAATCTAAGATTACTCTTGCAACTGATTATATTCAGACTGCAGCTGACTATTTGTACTCTGAGATGAAAGAAGATGTTGAAGCACAATTTGACCTTATTGAAGAGATGGTAAGTGATCTCGCTACTCAACATAACTTAGATCCAGAAATG